CCTTTAAAAAACAGAAAAAATTAAAAACCTAACTCAGGAGCCCCGCCTCAGCCACCCGATAACAAACTAGGGAAAAGAGGTTTATTATCTTTGCTAGCAGTAGCACCTCAGCCACCCTTTTTACTACGTTTGCTACTTCTAAGCTTGCGACTACTACTACGTTTACTGCGACTACTACTACGTTTGCTACTACTACGTCTGCGACTTCTACTACTGCGTTTGCTACGATTCATTATATATTATTGTTATATAATTAATTTTATTATTTTATGATGGTAAAACTTGCCTTTGTATTTTATAATCGATTATTTTGTTACGAATAATGTAAATAGACGACAACGACAATAATGTTATTTCAAATGAACATCTTACAATCATCTGAAGATCATTGACCTTAATACTATAATATATCCACATGGATGATGAACAAATACTTAAAATGCAACACATTAATGACAAACTGTTTGTGCTTTTATTTCTGTATAATAAAAACATAAAAATAATTCGACCTACGACAGACAATGATGTAGCTGTATATGGTATTATTTTCAAATCATTCTCATTCATAATTTATAATTTATAGTATGTATATACAAGTCTGAGTGTTTTCTACGTATTTACGTTTTTAGTTTCACGTCAACTGAAGTCGTATCTTCTTCTTCATCTTATCCTCATTCGTGAATATAAAAAGCTTATATTTCCGCCGCTCATAGTTGTCTAAATTGTCACGCAAGGTGATTCGCGACGTGATTTTCAGTTCCGGCAAAAACACAATGTATTGGAACAGGCCGTCATTCCGCTCCAATTTGTCAAAGCAATATCCGTCATACAGCGGCTCCAAAATATCTGGATTTGTAAAGCACAAATTCAGCAAATTACAGTCGATTTGGACCTTCCGTATGGCACGCATCGTCGTATTGATATAATCCAATTCTTTTAACCAACTGTCATAGAAAGTTATAGCGCCATCGGACAATTTGTGAATACTGAAGGTCTGCTGAATCTTGATTATATTTAATAAGTCCACGAGACGACGAATCGGTGACGTAATGTGGATATACGCGTCCAGATCGAGTAAATCGTGGCTAATGTTGGCGTCCGAATTCGCCGAAATGTCAATATATTGGCCCGCCGTGCTGTTCCATATTTTAATAAACTGACCCACTTCATCGGGAACTTTAACAAGACCTAAACTAGTTTCGTCTTTTTTTATTAACGCGGACCGAAATATTCCGACCTTTTTCATAAGCATTTCCTTCGCGCAAGTGTAGTTCATTAGAACCATTAAGTAGCACACTAGATCATGACTGTCACGAATACTCTTGATATACTTGGTTTTGGAACACAACCCAGTGACGATATCAAATAACAGAGTATAATGCTTATTCTTTAGCAAATCAGGCTCCTCATACACAAAATTCCTGAAAACCTTTACCAAACAATTGGAGAACTTGTATGAGACAATGTTATAACTGTCGTTAAAACAAGTTAATTCTAGATCCAAGACAAACGCAACCCGCTTCGCCTTCGCCTGTAGGGAGCACAAACAATCCGACAAAATGGTCGGCAACATCGGCCGCTTCTTGTCCGGCAAATAGATGGTCGAGATGCGTTTGGAAAACGATTGCCATAGGTTTAGCGCATCCAACCAGATGGTAACATTCGCGATATAAATGCTCAGAAGGATGTTACCATTATCTAGGCGTTTTATGCTGAATGCGTCGTCGAAGTCTAAACTGCCCTTGGGGTCGATGCTGAAAACGGGCCAATCGACGCGGCTCTCGATGCCGGCATTCGCGCAAATGGTCTCAATAAACGCGTCATTGGTCGCATCGTGCTCCTTGACAGCCTTCGTAGTGTCCTTATTGAGCCGCTGGATAGAGGCATTCAGGCTTTTACAATACAGCTGATACTCGTAGAAGCAGTCAAGAACATCTACCTGACCAATAACCTGTGTCAATGACCCCACTGGATGTTTTGTGGTCCATTCCTTGAATTGGATAGTTACATAGAGATTGACGAATACTTTGGAAAACCCGACATTTTTTAGCTCGTATGGCACTAAAAACGGCGGCATACGGGAGTCGTCGGGGACACATTTATAAAGCAGTTTGTTATTCACAAGGTGGCGACCGTAGGTTTTGTTGTCGGCAAGAATGAGCACGGCGGGTATATTGTCGACCGTGCGAACCGAACTGTGAACAATTGTTATAACATTATCATTTACATTATCAGTATCGTTATTGTAAGTAAAAACATCACCTGAAAACAGTTTCTTAAGACAAGGGTCAAAATCGAGTGTAACTGGCGTCAATGTAGGTGCGTCGTATATTTGCCATTTGCTATAACTGCGGTCATCGACAACAATTTTGTATAACATTTATTTGTAATTTAGATAATATATTTTCGTTTATAACTTTGTATATAACTTTGTATATAACTTAGTATATAACCTTTAATATTGTTTTATAACCTTTTTTCGCTGTATAATATAACCAGTATTTAATGTCTTTTCAAAACATTTTAAATAATGACAAAGCCCAATTACTAGTGCCGCAACATGTTACAATATGGGGCGTCTTAACATCGTTTCTAATTTTGGCGTCAGGATTTGTCGTATTTAAATACAAATATTATTTGCTTGCCGGAGTATCATTGTGTCTCTTTTTAACGTCGATTATACACTGGCACAAAATGAGAGCATTTGGGCTGATCAAAATATTGGATGTAGTGTTTGCTGCCTTAACACTGGGATTGATTACATTTTATTATATTGACGAATTTAAACCCGAATATAAGAAAATATGGTATTATATGATAGCATTAATGGTCGCGGTATTTGTATTCAATTGGATTATCACGTATTTCCAAATTATGTGCCCAAATAAAACGGGACAAAAAGGAGAAGTGTATAATTACTTTTCTTTAGAATATACGAAACCGAATACGAGATCGAGAGAATTGTGCTACTATTATGTGACATTTATACACTTGGCATTTGTCCATATTATTCCAGCCGCAGTGCTAATGTATTGTATGATTAAATCGCACTAACATGATTCTCAGGTTCTAATTCATTTGCTAATTCATTAGCTATTTCATTTGTTATTTCATTTACTCCTATTTCATTTGCTACCAATTCAGAAATATTTGTTTCGCTTGTTTTCAGTTCCGAAATATTCGTGGTTTCCTCTTTCCCTTGTTGTAAACTCTTAATATCGATCTGTTTGGCCGTCTTCCGCTCGACATTCTGGTTCTGTAAAGCATACATAAAAATATGCGGACTAATCGCAATATTATTCATATATGTCCGATATTTGAAACTGCTCACACTCGTATTTTCGTCAAATTTGAATGAATACCACCAGTAAGCAGGAATAAACAGGAATTTGCCAGGCGTCAATACAATCTCCAGGCACTTCACCTTGTCAAAGTCGGCTCTAAATTTGGCCTGCGGATTCCAAGGATTGATTTGCGACCGGAACTCGAGGTTCTCATAGTCCTTAACCGGATACAAATATCGCCCGCTCTTTGGTGGCATCAGTTTGACCTTTAAGGATCCCTGTGTCACCAAAAAGTAATTCCTATAATTAATTTCGTAGCGCAACGGAGTTAGAACCCCAGTCGACCCCATCAGAATATCATAGTTACAGTTTGACACTAAAAATGGACGCAAAAATTCGTCATTATACGACATATTCTTTTGCGCGCCGGTTTCCAACAAGAAATCCGAGTTGCCTTCACTGAAGTAGGTCGATTTTTTGTCATCGTTGAACAATTTTGCCGCGACATGTAGGGGTAGCGGCAGAAACATGTTTTCATCACTGTTGTCTTTTTCAGTTGATTCCCGTATTTTGACTTCAAATATGGGGTAATTATCCAGCAAATAGGACTTGCTAGTTGTCCTGGTAATTTTCTCAGTGTCTTCATCGCAGTCGAATAATACGGGTTGCCTTAAGTCGCAGATTTCCTCCATTTTGTCTTTGGATGCTTGCTCAATTTCATAGATTTCTAGGTCATTGCTGGTTTTTAAATGGAAATGGATGTGTAAATAGAAGAACAAAATTATACAAAATACAAAAAACCCTATTATTATTTCTAACATTTACATAAAAATAATAATAAAAAACACAATTTTATACGAGGCTATTACGAAGATCTTCTTTTACTAAGTTTACTAGTACTTCTTCTTTTTTACTTCGTTTAATAGTAGTTCTTCTTTTACTTCTGCCTCTTTTACCCTTCTTTCTTCTTGTTTTGCCACCTTGAAAATAATAATTATATCCGAGAGATGCTAGAGCTATTCCAAGAGCAACCACGACACAGCCTGCTTTTGAACAAAAATTGAAGCCAGTATTTGAGTATCGTTTATTTAAAGTATCAAGCCATATTTTATCTTCTTCTTTTGTGTTAGGATCATTTAGTGCGTCTTGGTATCTTTCAAAAAATACTTTTTTGCCCCCCAGTTCGTCAAGAGCTTCTCCATGAGCAATATTTTCATCACCCAAATATTCAATCATATACTTATTAAACAAACGTTTATATTCCTTTTTATAAATTTGATCGACAATAGCTACCAAATTGTTAGGTTTATCAGAATATTCTGCTACTTCTTCAGGTGTTAAACTATGTACCGATGATGGTCCAAATGTAGATGCTTTATAACCAGAAAGTCCGTATAGATTGCTTCCAGGTGGTCCAGATACAACTGGTTCATCGTTGGTTGCCGTTCGGGTCAACGACTCTGGGATTGGCTTCTGGTCAAGAAACGTTACCTTTTTGTTTCGTCTACTAACAGATTCACTTCTTGAATTCATATATTCCAATTAAAATAATCAAATATAATTATTTTAATTTAATTCACCAGTTTATACGAAATTTTATCTACGTCAAATGCCATAGACAGGAGTGGCTACAGTTTTATATTCCTTTATATGATTTTGTCCCTCCTTTTTGCTCCTTTTGTCACCTTTTTGTAGACTTTTTCTTCCTTTTGTCAC